ACATGGAGATACACAGGGTGACCGTGCGGCACATGGATGCGCTGATGGCTGACTGGCATAGTCGAGGGCTGACGGCTGAGACCATCAGGAACAAGGTGTCCTCCGTGAAGAAGTTCTTCGAGTGGGCCAGGGACCGTGAGTACTGCAGGAGAAACCCCATGTTTGGTCGTCGGGTCCTCGCGGACCCTCCCAAGGAAAGACACGTAGTTCCCGTCGAGTCCTTCGGACCTCTACTGGACAGCATCATTGAGAAGGGGGCGACGTCGGTGAAGTACAGGGATAGGGCTCTCACCGCAGCCCACCTGTACACCATGTGCAGGCCGGGAGAACTACTGCAAGTCAAAGTCAGAGACCTGAATTTTCAACATCGAGAAATGCACGTGCGGGTGACGAAGTCGAAGAAGGCCGACGCCATGCCCATGACCGACGAAATGGTGGACGAAATGTCAGCATGGATCTCCACCTACCGCCTAGCCATGGGGAAGGGGTTAGACCCTGACTGGTACCTGTTCCCGCCCTACAAGACATCCCCAGGTGCAAGAAAGCACTACGCCCCTGACCCGACGAGGAAGCTCGCCAACTCTCACACCATCATTCAGAGGTGCTTGAGGACTATCGGGTGGGAGGGGTACCGCCTTGGTGGGCACATTCTTCGCCACAGCGCAGCGACGGCGAAGGCAGAGGAGAACATGGAGGAGGGGTACGACGGTGCCATCCGAGAGGTCCAGTCGTGGCTGCACCACTCCTCCCTCCAGACCACCGAGAGGTACCTGTCAAAGGACAATGACCGTCACCGCAGGGATAAGAGGGCGAAGACTGGCCCGATGTATCCTTCCCTCAAGCAGCCAAAGAAGGGCAACATTCGTGCCGTAGGAGGGTGAGTGTGAAAAGCATCGTCTTGGCGTGTGACGCCTGTGGCCGCAACTCAACCGGCAAGAAGCCAGTCGAGAATCTTCAGATCTCTGGAGATTCTGTGGGGAGGCTAGAGGTGGACCTCTGCGGGGCGTGCTTCAAAAGTATGAAGAGGGAGTACGGGATCCATGATCGCGTACGTGTACGGAAAACGATGGAAATCGTCAACATCGACGACATCTCCGTAAAGAAAAAGTAGGACCCACACAAACAAAAAAGCAGGGCAGATAGGTTGTATCCTACCTGCCCTGCTAAAAACCCGCCTACGTGCCTCTCAGCCCTTCTTTAGGGCCTTCATGCGCTGGGTCTTCATGGCCTTGTCCTTCGTGAGAATCGGTAAAGGCCACAGGCGATTGTCATCAATCGCCGCGTCCGTGAAAGAAATATGAATATGGTGATAGTGACCCCAGTTCCCAGGCCGCCATGTCCACCACTTATTTCGGTACGTGCCAGATGCCAACTCACCCTCGTACACCACGTACTTCACCCGGTCAGCCCCCGGCAATCCCGACTTCGCGTACATAACCAACTGATCCGCTAAGTGCTTCGCGGTACGCCCGTTACGCCACTTACCCTTCTTGCCCATATTCTCGTCAATATCGAGAGCCTTCACCCACCCGTTCTTGTCGGGATTGTGGTCGCTCTTCCTCTTCGAGTGAGCCCTGTCCCCGATCCAACCGTCTGACTTCCGATCACGCTTAGGCCACCGGGCATCAATCTGCTTCCGCAGCTTCACTCCACCCACCACTAGTCGAGCCACCGATCAACCTCCAAAATTTCGAGAACTTCTTCATCCAGAACACCCGTCAACTCCAGCCCATGCAGAGACTGCAAGCCACGAATCCGTTGAGCGAGGAGTTCCGAGAACTCCTCCGTAGCCGGAACAACACCAAGCTTCTTCGCACACACCTCGATAACCGGGTCGCTATCACCCGGCCCCAGCGCGTCCATTAGATGACTCGAACAGTCAAGTCAATAACCCCACCGAAGCCAGAAGCATGCGACGGGGGAGAGGTCTGAGTGAAACTTAGGTTCTCCAGAACGACACGGAACGTCTCATTCGTGTACAAGTCCTGGAAGGAGAAAGGCCAACCCTCACGGCTCGACTCCTCGAGGCTCTTGAACCGAGCGATGGCGTAACCCTCATACCCGTAGTTCACGCCACGATGGTCACGCTCAAAGTCATGATTCAGTAAAGAAACCTTGATCAAGCGTTGCCTGGTCACCGACGGCAACGCACGCAACTGCCACGAATAAACAACAGGACTCTTCGACGAGTCACTATTCGGCGTCAACGTGAACCCCAGACGCAAAGTGCTCGAAGGATCCACCGGGTCAATCGTCAAATCAATATCCGACCCCGACACGTTCGTGACAGAACCAGCCAAGCCCTCGTTACCGTCATCATCCAAAGATGTGACGGTTACTGCACCATCCCACGTGGGAGCCAACTGGATATTGACTTGGTCGTAATACTTCTTCTCCGTCGTGCCATAACGGATAGTGCCCGTCTCCAAGAAGCCAACAGACTCAAACGTCGCATCATCCTGATACAAGGCAATCGCGTCACCAGTACCAGACGACGCCTTACCAACCAGGAAAACCTTACCCGTCTTATCGACACTCACGCCCGTCGCCGACAAGCCACCAGTAGGAACCCGCCGGTCATTCGCCCAAGCTGCACGCCCAGTCGAATCCAGTTCACTCAAGTCGATGCGGATGCAGCCGCTGCGATCCGCACCAGCATCAGCGACAGGAGCGAACGCGAAGCGAGAGAACATCGCGAACTTCCCAGTCGGGGGAGGGGCACTCAACAGAGGTCCGTACGTGATACCCGAGTTACTGATCGTCCCGATCCGTACCCCCAAGGACGTTCCGAAGATCGCGTACGTCCCCAAGTACGTCGACATTTGATTGACCTGCTCGTTGGGGGCGAACTGCGCGACCACAGTCGGGCCAGCCAACACGGGAAGAGCACCAGTTGTATCTAAGGAAACCGAGTAGATAGTTGAGCCCGTGTCACTATTGGCAGCCAGCAGTACAGAGTTAGGAGTCTCCGCTGCCGCCACCCAAGAAGTAGCAGAACCAGCGTTGTAAAGAGCATCCGATGTAGCAAGAGCCGTAGTCGATGGGGAAGTAGAAGGAGGACCCTCATCCCACACGTACCCATCCATCGCCAAGATCAAACGATCCTTAGCGAAGAAAACATTCGTGTTCACCGAAGTGGAAGGGAAACTGAAAGCCTTCGCAGGAGTACCCACGCCAATAGCCCCAGGGAACGTTGCCGACCCGCTAAAGGGAACACCCTCCAGCATCCACACGCTTTCATTCGTAGACACCCAGACGAAACCATGACCGTAGGCAAGACCAGTAATAAACTCGCTGGCCCCCAAGTCACTCGACTGAAGGACAGAAACCTCTTGAGTGTTCCCCAACTGCAAGTAGAACTTCACATCCTGACCAGTAGCGACGTAAGTCCTCTGGTCACCCCAAGCAGAGTAGGCAGCCTGATCGATCGTTAACGCCTCCCCGACAGTCGTCGTGAGAGTGCTAGTGAAAGTGCCCTTCTGGCTCGTCGACGGGAGAAGCTTCAGTTCACCCTGATCCCAAACATCCACACCAAACGAGGAAGCGAAACTCGACTGCACCTTACTGTCGGTGATCGGCTCCATGTAATCCGTTCCAGCGCCCTTAGACCAGTCAGTCTGTGAGCGGTACCACCAAGAAGTGAAAGACAAGTCGCCAGGTTGCTCGCTGTTATTGACCTGCTCTTTCAGTACCGCAGCCAAGCCACGCTGGTAAGGGTTATCGTCAGTCGCCGCAGACAAGAACCCAATCCCAGCGATCCCGTAAGTGAAAGAGATGCCAGCACCAGCGTCGATGCCACCAATAGAGTCATCGACACCGATCGGGTAAATGATCGGTTGAGCAATACCCGCGTCCTGCGCGTCATACGCGGTAAGCGACTGAGGCACTCCTAGCTCCCGTCATAAAGATTCTGCCAAGTCTTGGCTCCGTTGATGTAGTGATTCGCTTCACGGAAGTCGATCGCTGAAGCCGCATGCTGAACGGTTCCACCCGTCGAGTGAGCGACAGCCGACGTCGAGTCATACCCGCGAGTGACCGTGAACACCGCCCCAGCGGCGTTCGTCACCAGCATCACTTCCTCAGTAGCCCTACCGTTATCGACAACGATGATGAACGGGTAAGAGGAAGGGAAGCCAGTAGCGGCATTCACCTCAAGAGTGGTGGCACTATCGTTGATACCTGTGATGAGTTGCGCCTCAATCGCGCTTGCTGAGAAATACCTTTTCGCCATTACCTATCCCGTGTAGTGCGATCTAGTGACGTACGTGTTCAACAGTTGCGTCTTCTCCTCTTCCAGTCTCTGCTGGAAGAGGGTGAACAAGTACCTTGACTGTTGAAGGGCCTGATTCGTGTTCTGCGCACCGTCAAGAACATTCGTCTCAACCGAGCGAGACGATGAAAGGTACGAAGCTGAAGTGGCCATCAACCGTGAAGCGGCACCAAGAATGATCACGTCGTAAGACGTAGAAGGGAGGAGACTGTCAGAGAAAGACTGGCCGTCACTCAAAGTGACAGGCTTCCTGAAGTGAGTGACCTGCAGTTTGCTGCCAGTCACGAGCGGCTCATAAACGTACAAGGCCTTCTTCGAGGTGAACGATCCGCTCTGCGGATCGAACTTCCACCGCCGGATGTACTCCACATCATCGTAGGTGCGGTCGTAATCCACCGTGACGCTCAAGACGCGCTCAACAGTTGAAGCTAACTCATACTCAACCTTGCTCGTAGAAGAGTTCAACTGCTGCGTGTCCACCGCGTACAACTGGTTACCCAAGCCGCCAATGATCTGATTGATCGTGTCCTTCACCATCTGCTTCGGGTACAACGGTTGAACGATTACTCGAGTATTAATCGAGTGGACCGCTGCAGTAGTGCCATCCATGCCCCGTCCATACGGGGCAATCGTCACGGTGTTATTCGCCCGGTCAACCCGGTCCACCCACAACAATTCATTGTCTATCTCAATGCGTCCACGGCTGACCGTGGTCGCATCACCAACGCTGATTTGAGTGGCCGTTGCAGAAGCCTCTGCCGTCAAATGCGTCGACAGTTCCTGATCCCGCGTGTACGAACGCAGATACCCACGAACGTCCTCGATCATCTGGGCGAGTGTGCTCACTATGACTCCTGTACTGGCCTATCGAGTTTCCGGCTGCGCCTAACGGCGCTGCGAATGTCTTTCAACTGGGTCGACCGTGGTTGGATCCCTTGCCTCCGAGCAGCGCGGTACTCCGTCAGTTCCGTAGCCCACTTACTCCGCGTTGCATACTCATTGCTAGTAACCGTCACTCGAACCGAAGGAGCGTTATTCCGCAAGCACGCTCCATAGGAGGGGCAGTCCTGCGTCTTGCACCCACTAGTGCAATTACTCATTAACTCTCCCGAAGCGGGGATTCTCCTTGTTCAAGTAATCAACCAGCACAACAATCGCGGGAGGTATCGCAACCACAAGAATCGGGGGAAGACCGAATCCCGCAATGTTGTCCACTACGTACGTCAACGCAGTTGACGCAAATATCTTCAGCGCAACACCCAACGGGTGGTCGTTCAGGAACGACATAAGGTCTTTCAAACTGTTCACTATTTTCTCCCTGTTTCTCTAGCTCTCCGCATACCTCGCAGAGGAAATAACTTCTCCATTGGACGAAGACACATTCATGGAATTGGTCGGACACGGCTCTCCCTCACAACAGTTCGCTTTAGCACCGCAAAAAGGACAAAGCCAGCGCGAGTGAGTGCCGTCAAAGGTTTCACCGCACCAGAGGCACTCGATCATTTATTTTCTAAATGCCAATTAATGTGGTGGTCGAGCTGCTCTTCCAACTTCATGTTCTGTTGCTCAATCCGATCAAGCACATCGCGCATCGAGGAGCCACCATCAGGAGTCATCTCTCGCCGAATGCGACTGATGCGAGCATCAATCACCCAGATCAAGCCGGAGAGCAGTAATCCGAAAATACTGATAACCGCAAGCAAAGCGCCGGGTGTGTCCAAGTTCCAATGCATTAAGACAACCTCGTCCATTTAAATTGCCTGCCATCAAGCACGAGCGGCACGTCGCCGTCGTGCCAAACCTTGAACCCGACAACAAGCCCAGGCTTACCCTTTATGAAGTGGTTCCAATAACTGTGCCGAGATTTCCCTGGGAAGGGCGGCTTGTCATCGAAGCCCGTAATGTCCTCGCG